GTGGCCGCCTGGTGACCGTATAATTTTGGCACCCCCCTACCCCTGGATGGCCTGTATTTACAGGGGTTTCAGCCGTTTGCAACGTATTTTCAACGTATGTTTCACGCATTCGTCGATGTTTCACGGATTTATACGTTCGGGGTGTATAATATTTCTTTCTGTTTCGTCGGTAGTATAAATTTTGGGTGTATAAATTTTCCCGCTGTTTCGTCGGTAGTATAAATTTTGAGGGTGTATAATTTTTTCCCTTATTTCGTCGATAACACTATTTTATACATTCGAATTACTTGCATTTAATTAGTAACAACATCCGACCGTTTTGTTCTAATTTTTGTAATTACCTTAATTATCAATAACTAACGGTTTGGGGGTGTTCGGTGTCTTTTGGGTATGTTTGGGGGCCGTTTGGCTTCCGCCCAAATGTTAAATTTTTAGCCAATTTTGCCCGCTTGACACATATATATATAGGGGGGCTTTCTGCATTTTTTTTGGGGTGGCGCTTGACTTTCCGGAATTTATTTCTACCTTCGTTGTGTCCTGATCGCAAACGCACAAGGGACAAATAATAAAAACAACAACAAAACCTTTTAATTTTTAGTGTTATGGAAACTCAAATTGAAATCTTCGTTACTTCGCACGGAAAGCGCCCGGTAACCGTTCACCTTCTGGTAACCCGTACGGGCGAAACGTCCGACCGATCAGCCGTAGTGGCTGCGGCAAACAAGTTCGCCGCGCATGCTGCGAAGTTCCGCACCCTTAAGGGGCCCGGTGGATCAGGATGGAGCTTAACTGCACCACATACTGTCCGCGTTGAGGTTGACGGCCGCAAAGTGTTCAATTCGCAGGACGTCAACTTGACGGCTGTATGGGGGGGGGACGTCAAACGTGCGTGGACTACTTCGGCGGTAGTTACGGAGGATTCAATCCGCGCCTCAATTGTGAGCGCGTTCGATTATTGGATGCTGATCTGCGATGATAGCGAAGTAATTTAACCACAAGGGTGCGCAGGACGGCTGCGCAGGGTGTTCGATTCACCCGCACCCTCATAGTATTGTGTTCTCGTTGTTGAGTTCTTTGAAATATCGGCCTAGCAAATAGCGGAACATCTACAGGATGCGCAAACTAGGGACGTAATTCGGGGCCCGTCCCCCCCGTTAAGTTCGCAAGAGTCCACAAATGTAGATCTTGGTGAAAACTAGGTTATCTACCCTACCTCGCGGGGAGGGTGGATAGGTCAATGTGACCGGCCGGGCGTGAGAGCTTCCGGCGGAGCCTGCATACTTCCTTGGGGGAGTGTGTGCAAATGTGGGCTGCAAGAAACCGGGAGACGGTCTACGTGGGGGGTTCGACTCCCCCCATCCTGGCACATCCAAAAAAAGGGAAAACTATGTTTGGTTCAGTCGTCATTGTTCTCGTGCTCACAATTGTGGGCGTGTTCACTGCATTCCAAGTTATTGACGCTATCAAGAAATAAAACTATGTATCTTTTCTTTGAATTCCCGTACATTATGGGGGCCTTCGTGTGCTTCCTTATTTCTGTTCCGTGGTGGATTAACATCCAAAATAAGAAATGATGTTTTTCTTCGGCATCCTTCCAATCCTTCTGTGCGCCCTTTGCTGCGCTGCTGGCATTCACAACGACCTAAAATCCAAGAGAAATGATTGAGTATTACTTTGAAGACCAAAGGTCTAGGAAAACTGTGTTCTTCGTGGGCAGTATTGTGTCCATCCCTGAGCGCACCAAGAAATGGAAAGTTCTCAAAACTTACTTTGAGATATACAACAACAACCGCCCAGGATATTACCGGGCTTATGGATGGAGAAAAGTAGACAAGAAATGAAAACTAACGAATCAAGAATTCGCGGTCTGTTCTCTGTATGGGGGCTGAACGCTGACACCTTCCTGTGGGAGGTTCGCAAGAATGGTCGCAGTGTAATTCGTCGCAAGACTTGCCGAATCACCGGCTGGATTGACGAGCAAGAAAATGTGTGTTTAACCGTTACAAAATACTGAGATGAGATACAACGGATGGGCGAACTACGCCACGTGGAAACTATGGCTCGAGGTATTTTCTGACAAGAACATCGAAGAAATCGTGGTTCACTGGCAAGAAATGGACGAGCAAGAAAGGGCTGACGCGCTCTATTTCTATGCAAAACTCGCCGTGTACGATGGCTCCTCAGGAATAGCGCAAGACCTGGCTTTGGATGCGCTGAGAAAAGTAGATTTCATTGAACTCGTAACTGTCTTATCATGAAAGAATTCAGCTACATCTTGGGCGTAAACTCTTCGGCCAAGACTATCAAGGGCGTCAAGGTAGACGTCAACACAGGAATTGTGTACCTGTCGCCATACGACTCGAGCGGCAAGAATGTATGTCCAAAAAGTTCAGCGGGCTGCAGGGCTACGTGCCTACACTTCGCAGGGCGTGCCAAGTTCGACACCAAGATCCACAAGGCAAGAATTGGGCGCACGAACTACTTCTACTCTAACCGTCTAGACTTCATCGAGCAGCTACGAAAAGAAATCAAGTCTGCCCGCAAGAAATACGGAGACACTTTGGCTATCCGCCTCAACGGCACCAGCGACCTCTCGCCGGAGCTGTTCAAGTCTATCCTCCAAGAATTCAGTGACGTTCAGTTCTACGACTACACGAAGGTGCTCAACCGTGTCAAGCTGCTCGAGAAGTACCCCAACTATCACCTGACGCTCAGCTACTCAGAAGAATTAGACTGGCAAGAATTGCTCGACGTAGCGACCAAGTATAACCTGGGCATCGCGGTTCCATTCGCCGATGTCGACTCCAAGACTGGCCGAGTCCGCAAGAATGCAAGTCTGCCTCAAGAATGGCGCGGGCTTCCTGTCTTCGACGCTGACGAAACCGACGCAAGATTCCTCGACCGCAAGTTGGGTGCTCCTGAGACCGGAGCGTATATCGCAGGACTTCGAGTCAAGCGTACGACTCGCGAGCGCGAGGCTCTCGGCCTGACGACAAGATTCTTTGTCGAGCCATGATAGTGGCTTACTCTGTCCTCTTACTGTTAATGATGTTGTTCTTAATCATCAAGAAATGCGACAAGACTCTGTGACTGGAGAAGAAATCAGCGAGGGCTACCTGATTGAGTCGGGTATGTTCTACGCTGCGAACGAGGAGAACCTGCTGTATATCCTCCGCACATATTACAAGGTCGAAGACCTGGAAGAAGCTTTCGAAGAAGACTTACTCTTTTGCTGGACTACATTCGATGAAGACTGAAGCTATCACCCAAGAATTAGGCGAGTTCCAGATCCGCAAGACGGACGGAGGCGCTACGTACCTGCGGTTCGGGTACTGGAAACGAGTAGACGTCAAGCGTCTGCAAGAATTGGTCGGCTCTCCTGTGGAAGAAGACGACCTGTACGACGACGACTGCGGCTGGCTGTATTCATATTACCTCTCATGAGCTACCCTCTCTACTTCGACCAAGACGGTCACGCCTACTTCATCGCAAAAGATGAGGTCATCTACGTGCAAGAATGCTCGTACGTTGTTGTTGAGCACGACGGAATCACTGAATACAAGAAAAAATGACTTACATCTTCGACACCTTGAGCATCGCAGGTTCTTTCCTGCCAGCTTTTATCAACGACGACAAGTCGGGCTTGAACCAAGACCAAATCGATCGAGTCCAAGAATTCGTGAGGGAGTTGGATTCAAGAATTTCGGTGTACCACGAAAAATTTACGTTCTCTTTCTCTACGGGGCTTGACTCTTCATTCTCCAGGTGCGAAGTTTGCGACTTGCACGCAGACTGTTATGACATCGATGTAATCGTTACTGCGCTATGACTAGAGAACTAGAATTCGAGACTCTGCTCCGCTACGAGAGTGGATGGCTCACCAAGCAAGAAACGCTCGAGCTGTTTAGCTACCTCATCAAGAATGATGTGCTCAAGGCTTTGCAAGGCCACTATGGAAGGACTGCAAGACTCCTTGTTGAACTAGAATTACTGAGCCCTTCGGGGGACATCTTAATCAAGAATCCATGAAAATCTACGTGCAGGCAAACAGCAAGAAAGAAGTGAACAGCTGGCTCGCTTTAGGAATCCAGATCTACGGGTACAACTACTCTTTGTTTGATGAGAAAGCTGGATGGTATAAAGTCTCAGAACTGAAAGACGGAGACATCGTAGTTGTCTTCTCCAAGATTGTAAATCGCTCACCCGTTGCAAAATCATGGGGCTCTTATGACTCCAAGAAAAACAGACTGAAGTGATGATTAAGGTAAGATTCCACTTAGCGCCAGGAGAGCATTATATGCACTGGCAGATTCGCCGAGGAAATGACGTCACGTACGTCAATCCTATGGACGCGCAGCTGGTTATGTATGACGCAAGACTCGTAAACCACAAGTCTACGGCCAAGAAAATACACGAGGGTGCTCACAAGACTGTTTGTGCTTGGGTTTCCTGCAAGAAAGTGGAGGTATGTACATCTAAATGCAGCCTGAGCAGGCTCTACCCTGTAGAAGAAAGCGCCATCTCTTACAACCCCAAGCGCCTGCCCAACTGGGTAGACTTCAACGGCGATGTCATTGACGGGATGACCTACAAGAAAGTTGTTTCAGCAAAAAACCACCTCTATGTATACTGAGTTCACCCGAGGCGAGACGGTGCTTGTTCGCGACTGGGAGCATCAAGAATGGGTTCCTGCTGAGTTCCTCTTCTCAGGAGAATTCAAAGACAGGGTTTACCACTACGTGACTATAGAAGACTTTGGCCCTATCACCTACCGATTCATCAAGAAATCATGAAAACTATTCAAATCGGATCGCAAGTTTGGACTACGAAGAATCTCCGAGTGTTCAAGTTCCGCAACGGAGACCATATTCCGATTGTACAAGACGCAGACGAGTGGGCGGGCCTGCAAGAATCTGCTATGTGCATCAACCCCGACAACGGGGAGTGTTACTACAACTGGTACGCAGTCAACGACCCACGAGGTCTTGCCCCCGAGGGATTCCACGTTCCGTCAGATAAAGAATGGAGACAACTTGTTGAGTATTGCGGAGACAATGAAGGATATTTCGGAGGCATTAAAAAAGCAGGTAGCTTGTTAAAGTCACCGAAAGATTGGGATGGTGCGGAAGTTAACAAAGGATTCAAAGCTATTCCAAGTGGATACCGCGTCCGACATGGTGGATTCAAAAATAAAACCAACTACGTTATGTTCTGGTCTTCAACCCCGAGTGGAGCGCGTTCTTGGGGTCACTACCTAATATCTAGGAACTTGGGTGTCAGCCGAGACGACTTCGACATTCAAAACGGCTTCTCTGTCCGCTTAATCAAAGATTAAAACTCATGTCACAAGAAAAGAAATACCCCAACGGACTTCGAAATTACCTTGAGACACTCGTCATGATATCAGTTGAACTCGGAGATAGAGACCTGCCCATGCATCTCATCAACTACATAGACCACGCTATCGAATGGGCGGAAGAGTTCGAGCAGATACACAACGGAAGAATGTGGGATGGTGATTGGTTTGATGCAATCCTAGATTTTATTGATGAAAAGATTTCCAAATCATGACAAAAAGAGAAGATCAATTCATCGAGAGGCTTCGCAAGCGGGCGAAAGCCATCAAGAATGGCGACGAAAAAGACAAACACGCTGCTGTCGTGTTGCTGGGAGTTGCAAGAATGGCTGAGGAGATGTTTGACGAGGAATTGAAGGTCGGAGAGATGGCAGAGGTATCTGACGATGGAGAGACCTGGGTGCAGCGCCTGTACATAGGATCGCTGTACTGGATAGAAAAAGAACGGCACTATGTAGCCGCTTATGACAACAACTTAAACAACCCTATAGGATGGAAGAAAATAAGACCTATAAGCAGCTCTATCTAGAGCAAAAGAGGAAGCGTACGCCTGTACTTTCTCCTGAACTGGAAGAAATCTTCAATGTCATCTACCCATACCAGCACTGGAGTGAAGAAGATCAAACAGACCGTTCTATGCGAAGGCTTTTCCAAGAAAGATATGGAAGGCTATAAGTTCTCAGAGGAGGACTACTTTGGCAACTCTATTTTCACAAAAATCTCCTATGAAATACTACGTAAGGATTGAAGACTCGAAGGTGGTCTACAAGACCAAGAGCGAGAGCTGGAGCGCCTATCTCGAGCGCGACGTGTACGAAGAGGGCTTGGGCCATGTAAGCGCCAAGATCAGCGGCTTTGACTGCAACCCCTACGTGGTGTGTATCACCCAAGAACCCGAAGGCATCGTCGCTACGGTCTACCTCTGGGAGGAAGACTACAAGAAGCGCGGTGTCCAGATCTTCAACGATCAGGCATCTGCCTACAACTTCGCTGTGCGCTTTACAGAATCCCTTAACGATATGTACGATGAAGAATTTCAAGAGGACTGAAGAAGACCTGCAAGACCTGGCCGTGAACCTTATGTTCCTGTCTATCGTAGCCCCCAGCGAGGGCCTGCAAGAAGCCGTGAGGGCCGTCAAAGACTGTGTAGAGGTCTTGAGGATCTACAACAAGGCCCACAAAGTAACTGCTATGGAAGAACTCACATCCCAAAAACCATGTCTCAACTGATCCCCTCCGCCAACCAGATGATGAGGTTGTTTTATGACCTCAAGAATGCCAAAGGCCGACAGTTTAGAGGCCAAAAAAATATGGTAGAAGACTGCTGCGCCCACCTGGCGTGGATGATCAAGGGCAGGCTGCTCTTGGAGGTGAGGGAATCCACCTACTACCAAGAAAAAGTTTACGCCGACCTTGACTTGAGTAGGCAAAAGTTGTTAGACTTGTGCATCCTTTTGGATGTGGACAATTTAGAGGAACACTTAAAGTGGTTGTCATGAACTTCATTGAAAAACTTGCCTTCGTGTTGTTGGGAGAGCGCGGCGTCATCCGTGCTCACTGCAAGATCCAGCCCAAAGCCTTCGAAGAATCTTTCGTCAAGTGGCGGTTGGAAGACACGCTCGACTACATCGAAGACAACGAGACCATCGACGAGGAGTGGGCCGAGCATTATGGCCGCGACCTGCTCTCAAGAATCTCGTTCTACTCTCCCGAGTGGCTGCCTTCGCTGCTCGATATCCGCCAAGCTGAGCAGATCGCCAACAAGATCATCGAAGACTCTTGCACAGCGGAAGAAACTACCGAGCCCTGCGACGTCGTCTATACCGGCAAGGTAGAGAAGGTGATGCTCCTCAAGCCACGCGGTTCCGCCCCATTCGTCTCTGTAAAATTCTCTCACCCTGTATTCCGGTACTACGAAAGCAAGATGCTCAATGAAAAATGGACTTTCTCCTAAGCACTATTCCAAGATGGCTATCCAGCCTACGGAATTCATCTTCAAGAACGACATACCCTTCTGCGAGGGCAACGTCATCAAGTATGTGAGCCGCTGGCGCGACAAAGGAGGTGTGGAAGACCTCAAGAAAGCTATGACCTATATCCAATACCTAATCGATAACTATGAACGTGGATCAACTCATTACGAAGCTCACGGCAACGGCCTATCTGGCTTCGATACAGTCGACGGGATTGAGCGGCGAGAAAAAAGAGGCGTGGATGGATCTGAGAAATGATCTGATGAATGCCGCTACGGCGGTGCATACTTTGAGTGGTATGTGCTCTGACTTAAAGAGGGAGAACGAAGAATTAAAGTACAAGCTCGAGAGGGCTTACAAACAACTGATCAATGGTTAAAGAATCGCAAGCGCAGAAGTTCCGCGAGCTGGCTGCCAAGTACAACCTTACGAAAGACGACTTCTGGAAGGCTCCACAGGGCTTCGTGGTGATCACGAGGAGCGGCGTGGAGAGGATCCAGGCCAAGGTGATTGAGACGTACGATATCAACCTTGAGGCGTGTCGAGAATTTACGAACGTAGAAAAAAGCTGCTACTGTGTCCGTGCTGAGGCCAGGCACAAAGAAAACGGTCAATATATCGTCACTTTTGGCGAATCGTCGCCAGCGAACACCAAAAACTCTTACCCTATCGCTATGGCGGAGAAGCGGGCTTTGGCTCGTATCGTCCTGAAGGTAAGCGACCTGTACAAACTCAATATCTACTCTGAAGATGAGATGGAATAACTTGCAGTTGTTTATCCGCGACTGGGCTCAAGAAAGAGACCTCTTGGCGGCTTCTAACGCCAAGTCCCAGATGCTGAAGGTGGTGGAGGAGGTGGGAGAGCTGGCGAGCTGCCTTTCCAAGAAGAAGGGCGAAGACGAGCTGCTGGACGCCTTGGGCGACAGCTTCGTGACCTTAATCATTTTGTCTTACCAATTGGGATATGAACCTGATGAAGCCTTAGAGAAAGCATGGAAAGAAATCGCTTCGAGAACTGGAAAAACGGTAGACGGCGTATTTATCAGGAACCAAAGTTCGAAATAGGAGATATAGTATGTCATGTTGTTGACGAAGAAGCCACCCCTTACATAGTTACGGCACTTGTATACCGCCTTCGAGACATCGTCTATATGATCAGGTCTGCTGACGGAGAGATTTTAGTTCAAGAATTCGAAATCAGGAATCATGGATAGGATTTATGGGGTCGATGAATTGATGGGCAAGACTATCACGGGAATCGGTCATAAGCCCTGGCAGTCATGGGAGACTGCTCAGCCAGCTTTAATTGCCGATGGAGAAATGATTTTTGTTACTAGGGAAGCTTACGAGAATGTAAAGCACCGTCATCTGGGCAATGGTCTTGCTGACCATATCAGGATAGGAGATCATAATATATGGGAGATGGATCCTGTTTTATTTGACGACTGGTATAACGACACCACTGAAAAAGAATTGCGTTCAAAATATGAGCTTGGCGAGTTAGTTCAAGTTCGAGATGAGCAGGGGTGGAAGACTATGCGTTATGTGGGTTACAACATGATAAAGCCTGGAGTAGCCTGCATCTATGCAGTAGATCCTGACATAAAGGACTGGGAGACATATTGGCCCGATTCATTTGACGAAATCAAAAAAACAAGTAAAGATGGATAAAGAGAGTTTGGGCCCCATCATCGAGAGCTTCTACCGCAAGGTGGGCATAGAGAGAAAGAACGGGGTCAAGACGAAAGAGCAGTATATGCCTCGTGCTGCTATCATGTGTGCTTTGGTGGGACACTTTACGTATGTGACCATCAGCTCATACTTCGATACCGATCACTACGCTGTGGTTTACGCCCGCAAGAAACACGAGTCGAATATGCTCTATTGGAAGGGCTACCACGAGATGTACGTTCTTGCTCAGCGTGCGATCAAGAACTACAACGTAGACTGTGTGATATCTGACTTTGACGAGTATTTGGTGTCTATGGGCATCGAGAATAGGGATGATATCTTAGATATGATCCGCTCGAGGGTTCCTCGCTCCCTTAGCTCAGTCGGTTAGAGCGTCGGACTCATAATCCGCTGGTCGCTGGTTCAAGCCCAGCAGGGAGCACCACTCGGTGTACCCAGAGTATAAACGGGTGCTATTGGTTCCTGGAGACTAGGAAACACGGCTCACTGCAAGAAAAGTGATGACGGCAGGAAAGACAGCGTTAGTCAGGTAGTGGATAGGTAAACGGACTCAAGTTCGGCAAGTCGAAATGGTACGACCCTCATTACGGAGCCCACATTGCAGGTTCGAATCCTGCCCTGGCTACTAAACCCAAAAACGATACCATGAATGAATTGAAACGCAGGAACCTTAGCGGAGTGTACATCTTGCACAAGTTTGAAGATGAAGAGAAAAAAGAACCTACTTGTTTTGAAGACTGTCCCGTGGCAGTACAAGACAAGTGGTTAGAATCTCTTGAACTTGATGCAGTTAGAAATCTTGCAAAGATATTGGGAGGTACATTAAGGGAGATTGGGGATCAATTTGACCTTGTTAATGACCAAGGACTAGCCAAACTCGGGAGTAAAAACGATCCAAACTCTGTAATACATGAACGAACTACCTGAAGACGAGTTGATTGAGCTGGCAGAAGGTTCAAACAACGAAATTGCTGACGCCGCCATGAAGGAATTGCGAACGCGATTCGATCCCTCATACGTCTGGTGTCCTCAACTTGACTATGCCGTAGTCAAAGAAGATGAGTGTAAATCCCTTTCTTAAAGGCAAAATAGGCCCATAATGTATGAATCACGCATCATTATTTAGCGGTATAGGAGGCTTTGACCTCGCTGCCGAGTGGATGGGATGGACGAATGTCTTCCACGTAGAAAAAGATTCCTTCTGTCAATCCGTGCTTCAGTATCACTTCCCCCAATCCAAATCCTATGACGACGTCAAAACATTCGATGGAACCCAATGGAGAGGATCCGTCGACATCCTCAGCGGGGGCTTTCCCTGCCAGCCTTACTCAAGCGCAGGAAAGCGACTCGGAAAGGACGACGAACGCCACCTATGGCCCGAAATGTGTCGCATCATATCAGAGGTTGCCCCGGCCTACGTTGTGGGCGAAAACGTACGCGGCCTCCTTAATTGGAACGGGGGCGTGGTCTTCGAGGAGGTGTGCGCTGACTTGGAAGCTATGGGGTACGAAGTATGGACGGGCGTCATTCCAGCTGCGGGTGTTGGCGCACCCCACCGACGGGATCGGATATGGTGGGTTGCTACAAACTCCAACAACTACCGACCGAGCAGAATCTCCAGAGAAGATGCGAGCGAGAGCCGAACGCAACGGCTACAAGAATGGAACGAAGTACAACGGTCTGGCGAGCCAGGTAGTTTACGGGATGCTGCCAACGCCGACGATGTTCGACTACAACACGCCGCGCAGCCCGGAGGCGTGGCAACGAGCGAAGGAGAAGCACGGGGATGCGCTGCAAGTTCCGTTGAAGCAATTAGCAGCGAACGGAATGCTACCGACACCCGCAGCGAGGGACTACAAGGGGGCCAACTCATTAGAGCATTTGAGAGGAGAGAACGGGAACAAGATGAAGCACGATGGGCAGCTTCCCAATTTCATCAAGTTGGGAACTGGGAGCACTTCCCAACTGAATCCCCGGTTTGTGGCGGAGATGATGGGCTTCCCCGTGAATTGGACGGAATTACCTTTCCAAAATGGAGAAAAGAGTCAGTAAAGGCATATGGAAACGCCGTAGTGCCACAAGTTGTATATCAAATCTTTAAGGCTATAGAAGATGCTAGACTACGACATCATTAAGATCCCTGACTGGGAGGACATAGAGTTCTATGTCGACTATGAATACTGGCTTGATGACAGCGGGCCAGGTGCGGACGAGGTATACTTTAATATCATCGCCGTGTTCCTTTGGGACGCCAGGCACAAGATCGATATTTCTCCTATAGCACTAGCTTCTAGGGAAATAATGGATTTCCTGACCGAAGAAATTACGTCGAAAAAAGACTGAACCAATCCAAACTTGTTTAACTTCGCCCCAAAGGGCTGGTAGCATAACTGAACAATGCATCAATCTTCTAAATTGAACCATGAGGGTTTGAGTCCCTCCCGGCCCACTCTTGAGATCAAAATCTGCCGCAACAGAGACTCCATGACCGTTTCTATCGATGGAGAGCATGACGTGGAAGACCTGGTCTACAACTTTTTGTCTATGGCCCAGGCTTTAGATTTTACCGAGGAAGAAATTATGAAAACCCTTAAAACTGTTTGTAATGATTGAAGTATTGAAGTCGGCGGCTCTGATCCTGTGGTACAGCACTGTTATTGTGGTGCTCTCTACCTTTATCTCGGCCATTATCCTCTCCGTGTTCTATGCAATCAGAAGCGGACGACTGGATCGATGATCTCTTCCAAGAAGAGGACATACGACCCTATGTTTCATACCTTGTCAGCGCAACCAACTATCCTCAAGATAGGAAAGACGAACTCTCAGAGCTGGTTTGGTCGGGAGAACTCTCCAAAGAACAGCTGGAGGGCATGATCCCCAAGCTCAAGCTCAGTGCTATGTCGCCAGCAGAATGGCGCAACCCCACCCAGAAAGAACTGATTAAACACATCCGTAACATTTCACAATGATTGTTTTCTCTATTGACCTGTCGAAAATCGACGAGAAGTTTGTGACCATCGGGAAAGATGGCCGCCGTTATGCCGACTTTAAGATTGTCGACACCCCGGACAGCCCCTATGGGCATGATTTTATGGTCTGCCAGTCTCTCGACAAGAACAGCCGCGCCAAAGCCAAAGAAACCAACGACTGGCCGAAGACGCCGGTGGTAGGTAACGGCAAGCGTATGGCTGCACGCGAGGAGGCCCCTCAGCAGCCCAAGACATTCACTACCGATATGTCTGGCAAGCAGGTAAACGATCTCCCCTTCTGAGATGACTGCTGAAGCGGCTTTAGAGACCCTCCTGCTGGACGTACAGGATCTCCCGCATGACGATGATGGGTTTGTGGCTGTAGGCGCTGTTCTTGGCCTGATTCACGAGTACCTAACCTATATCAAAAAGGCCGCAAAAGAGGACGAGTTAGAGGTCACCGTGGCCTCTTTGGTCGAGAGGTTGGAAACCGTTGAGCTAAAGATTCGTGAACTCGATCCTAGAAAAGATAACTAAACTAGACGGCAAAACGATTGTCACTTTGGTTGGAGAGGGGAAGGTCGGAGCAAAGGCTATGCCTTCTGCTGTGGCCTCCCTCATCAACTATAGTGCGAACGACTGCGCCATGCCTATACTTATCATAGGCCAGGTTGTGCATATATGGAATGGGTGTTTCTATGAACCTGGGCGCATCTACGACCTTATAGAGGCTTCTCTCGATCGCTTAGGATGCCCTATCTCTCTTTCCATAGACGGGGACTTCGTACGTGCTGTAGAGAAGTGCCTTTCGGTCTGCTCTGACCGATGGGGCACGAACGTCAACACGAACCCCCGAGGACTCAACTTCATAGACGGATCTCTGATGATTAACAGAGATTCTATGGTGTTTATGGAGTTTCATGACCCTACCAACGTCTTTACCTACTGCCTTCCCTTCAAGTATATGGGAGAGCGGGAGGATGGCACGGTATGGAAGAACTTTATCGAAAAGGCCATCCCGGACGAGGTTATGCGTAACTACGCCTTGGCTTCGCTGGCGAACTCTCTGGCGGGAGACCCTCTCCAAAGCCAAAGGATGCTCATCTTGATGGGTGTGGCAGCGAGCGGGAAGAGCACGCTGATCGACGCCGTGGTGAACGTGGTAGGTAAGCGCAACGTATGCCGTGTAGACGACCTGTCCAACCTTACGAAGGACGAGTCACGCTATAGGATCGACCTTGCCAACCACATACTGTGTATCTGCGGTGACGCCTCGGGAAACCTAGGCAATAAGGACGTGCTGAAGCAGATCGTCTCGAAAGAAGAGATTTCCGGGCGCAGGCTGTACAAAGAGGTCGAGTATTTCGTCCCGAGGGCCTCCCTGATAGTCGCTTCGAACGAGTTTGGCTTTACACACGCCTTGGGTGACAGCGGTATCTCGAGGAGGATCGACATCATCCAGTTCCTGAACGCCATCCCCGAGAGCGAGCGCGACCCCTTCATCAGCGAGAAGCTTATGAACCCCATAGAGCAGAAGGAGATGCTTTTCGATATGATCCGCTGCTTTGTGACTATGCAGAACACGTTTGGAAAGATGGTGAGGCCGTCTAAGCTGGCAACCATCCTGGACGACTTCCGGCATGATGGGGATGTGTTCCTCTCTTTCTTGGGAGCAGCGGGTCTCGAGGTAGGCAACAGGAACGACTCCGACTGCGAGTGGATCCACCAAGAGCGCCTATATTCTGGCTATGCTCAGTTCTGCGTAAAGAACGGCAACCAGACGGGTTCTATGAGGACGTTTAAGGGTAAGTGCGAGAGCCACGGCATCCCGAAAGATCCGGCCGGCAAAAGGAAGCACACCTACCTGTTTAAGGTGGCCGACAAAGAGGCCTATAATGAGATGTTTTTCTTTATCACAGGAACAAGTAAATGAATCACCTAGATAAGATCTATGGGTTTAAGCCCCTAGAAGTAGATGCAGTATACGAGCTGGTAAAAGATATGTGTAACGAGGACGAGTCTTTTAATCCTCGCAAATCGAAGTACAGGACGGCGATGGCGATGTTTCTGCGCCGGTATTGCTACCTACCTATGAAGCTTATTTCTGACGCCACACACTACTTCGAGGCTCGGAATATGGGAAAGACGGTGGTTTCTGTTTGGGAAACGTCCTTAGATTCCGATATTTACGACATGATGGAGTGTTATAGGCACATCGCGGAGACTTATTATGGCGTAAATTCATTCTTTATCGATAGGGGATCGTACCCTTCCGCGTTAGAGGACGCCATGCTCTACAAGGCATCGAGGAACATCCCCCACAAAATGAGAGACATCAACGGGCTTTCGAATTACAAGCTCACTCCCTCTCTTGCTCCGCCTATGTATTGTTTAGCCAATGTCATCCACGACTATAACTCCAAAGTCAGCGTTTTAGACATCCTAGACAAATACAACATCCATGAGAGGACGGACTAACGAGTATATACGTAGGGCGATACAGCTCTACAAGACGGGTATGGCGAAGTCAAAGGTCGCCAAGATAATCTCGGAGGAGTACAATATAGAGTATAACGACGCTCTCCGCAGGAAGCTATCCAGAAATATCGACTCCAACCTCGAGAAGTACGCCGATGAGCAGGGCATCCCCGTAGAGAATATCTCCTACTACTGGCACAAAGGAAAGTCCTACTCCATATTCGCCACGAATAAGGTGTCTATGGAAGAGGTTGCCAAGCGGATCGTGGATGACGTAAAGAACTACTCCTACGACTACAAGTTCCCTGATCCTATAGACTACGGGGAGGAGGGCTGCCTCCTCATCATCAACCCCGCCGACCTGCACATAGGAAAGTATGCCTCCACCACCGAGACGGGGAACTCCTCCTACAACATCATAGAGGCCGTAGACGCCTGCATCGAGTGTATCTACCAGCTCACCTCGGCGGCTGCGGTATACCCCATCTCTAAGATCGTGTTTGTGGGTGGTAATGACGTCCTCCATACCGACAACACGAGGAGGACTACTACGAAGGGCGTTCCCCAGGACACAGATGGTATGTGGTTCGAGGCATTTGAGGCCGCAAAGAGCCTCTATATCGGCATGGTTGAGCACCTACTATCACTCGCCCCCGTTCACTTCGTCTACTGCCCCTCAAATCACGATTATATGTCGGGATATTTCCTTGCCGACGTCGTGTCTTCGTGGTTCCATAAGGTAGACACTTTTACGTGCGATGTGTCTCCTTCGCACAGGAAGTACATCAACTTCGACACTAACTTGATTGGATTCACGCACGGAGACGGGGCTAGAACGGCTAATTTGCCGCTCTTGATGGCCCACGAAGCTCCCGACGCGTGGTCGGCTTGCCAGCACAAGTATATCTATACCCATCACGTCCACCACAAGGTAGCGAAGGACTATATGAGTGTATGCGTAGAGTCTATGCGGTCTTTATCGCCCGCTGACTCTTGGCATCACAAAATGGGATTTCAACACGCCCCAAGGACTATGGAAGCCTTTGTACACCACCCCCAAAGGGGCCAAATCGCGAGGATCACTCACGCTCTTGCTCCATAAACGATAGGCAAAGGGGGGTTATGGCCACGAGGCACAGCGCGACAGCTGGCCAAGTGATTCCGTTAAAGACGATATCGTTGCAAGCGGTAACAGCTATAAGCCCCCCTATCGTCCTCTTGGCGCTCCACCGTTTGAGGTCGCCTTTGGTCTTAAAGACTTCGGTAAGGTCTAGCTTGCCTAAAAGAGCCGCAAGGTCAAGAGGCTTCACTTTGTCGGCTTGCCCAAGATGATCGCGTTGAGGATCCTCTTGATCACGTCGACGATCTTGTCGTCGTTGGTTGACTCGGTCAGCGCCGTAAACGTGCCCAAACAGGTGATTACCGCCAGGGTCAGCGTCTGCCAGTTTTCTGCGAAAAATTGCCACATCTTATTTGATTTTAGAGTCTTTCACCCACTTCTGAACGTCGAAAGAAGGACAGGCTTTGTTAACGCCTGCAAAGTCGTTATGGCCCACCACCTTGGCGGAGGGGAACTTGCGGAGAAGTGTTTCGCAGAGGTTCTTCATAGATTCCTTCTGCTTCTCCGTACGGGTATCTTTAGGAGTCTTACCATCCTCCTCCAGGCCTCCTGCATAGCAGATGCCAATAGAATTCTTGTTATATCCAGCAACATGGGCTCCTACTCTTTGGATAGGACGTCCAAGCTCGATGGTTCCGTCAAGCTTGATGAAGAAGTGGTAGCCAATGCCATCCCACCCTTTGGCTTTGTGCCAGGCGTCGACGTCAGCGGCTTTGATATCTGCACCCTCCTTGGTTGCGGAGCAGTGGATCACGATGTGTGAAATTGGTCTCATTCGATTCCGTGTTTTACGAGCAGGCGATCGAGCCTGACCATGGTGTCTTCTAGCTTCTCTAAGATACGCTTGACCTCGTTTTCGGATTTCTCCAGGGCCAACAGGCGACCCTTAACCTTCGTCAGCTCTTCCTGAGTGACGATCCACGTTCTAATAAGACCGCCAGCCATAGTTGCGGCAGTAAGCAGTATCGCGGCAAGCTCGTAGTTCATCGTCCCTGTCCCCTATAAGGTTTTTTATAGTTCTTAGACAGCTTGTCGTTAGACTTCTTTTTAGAGTGTCTTCCCTTTCTTTTGACTCTCTTCTTCTCTTTGTAGATATATATATTGACCTTGGCCATCTCAGAACAAAGATAAATTATCCAACAACTTGGGGCTGGAACGGTGAGTCTGGTGGTGTAGCTGTTACAGGGCGGTAGAAGATATCTTCTGCCTGCTCATACCAGTCTCCGATATGGATGTTCATGTCCACATCCTCCACGATCATATCGTGAGGGTGAGGGTAATTGGGTGTCTCATCCGCAAGGATGCGGTCGATGACATAATTGTCTTTGATAACGACGTAAATCATTAGATGGTGTATTCGATTACAAAACAAAGACCCCCAGCTCCACTTCCGCCAGCTCCGCTTGCGTTTCCATTGCGAGACCCTCCGCCCCCGGAACCAGATCCTCCATACAAACCTCCGTTGCCCCCGTTGCCACCCGTGCCAGTGATAGAACTCGCTCCACTTCCTCCACTTACACCTAACTTGTAACTTGGAGAAAGGGCTGCGATACGGGGAGGCCATACCATGCGGTCTACCGCGTTATTGGTGCCGTTCAACCCGTTCGCGCCCGCTCCTCCGCCACCCTGAATCCTTGTGGTGGTAGTTCCGTTTAACAGATAGTATTGGTTGCCTTGGTTTCCTGTACCGATGGCGTTTGCGCTAGTATTTCCACCACCGGAGCAACCGCCCAGCACGTTCACCACTTGGGCACCGAATTGGGTTGCTAATGATTGGGGGTCTCCTGCGCTGCCTTGCCCTCCGGATGCGCTTGCATTCCTCCCTTCATGGCCGGGAAAACTACCCCAACCATATGCGGGTGTGTTGCTTTGAATTTGACGCTGACCACCTCCACTTCGGTTGGTTGCACCTACCCCTCCTTTGGCAACGCAGTGCGATCCGAATGAGGTGTCACCCCCTGTGCCTCCATTGTTGCCTACGGTGCTTGCCGTTAACTGCGGTGTGCCCCCCGTTCCCCCCGCTCCGATAGTTACGGTCTCTGTGGCCCCTAACGAGGCAGCCATGACCTGCGTCCAGGAGATAGATGGTGCTCCTCCACCTCCTCCGCCAGGTGCTGCAACGCCACTTCCGAACTGCCCACCCGATGCGCCCCCACCGCCCGCGCCTAGACACAGAACCTCGATGAAGACAAGGCCCGATGGCTTCGTCCACGTGGTGCCACTTACGTATTGCCGCAGGGTTTGGGTTAGCGTCCCTCCGCCACTGCTTGTGCCGTTTGCTGGCAACGCAAATTCTCCTACTGCCATTACAGGTCAAATATATTAAGTGTCACGGTAATACTTGCAGCCGGTAAGTTGGTGGAGTAGATTTTCACCGCCCCTGCGCTGCTATCTGTTCTCGGTAACATTTGTGCGGTGCGAATTGTTGCTGCGCTTGCGTTGTCTGGAATTATGTTGACAATGCTGGTCGACAGGATTGCTGCGTCAGAAATACTCGCTTCGTACACCCCAGAAACCAACGACCATGCCCCGGTCAATACAGTCTTGCCAGTGACCTGCGTTGCTTTCTTCGTCACAAAAGACAGGCTTCCGCTTCCATTCGTTTGCATTACCTGGCCGCTCGTGCCATCTGCCGCTGGAAGTGTAAATGTGGGGCTTGTGGCGAGGTTTGTTGGGGCCTGTAAACGAATCCCGTTCGTGCCGTTGTTGGCTGCCTCACGAAAAGAAATGTATCCAGCGATGGCATTGTCCATTGCGCCAATTGAAACTTCCCTTAATTCCACCGAGTCGCTGGTAAAGACGGCTACCGGGTGCAGTTGGGTACTATCCTCAAGCGTCAATGTCTCGCCGTTAATATCGATGAGCCGTGCCCCTTGCAAAGTCACATCGTCGGTGTCGAGTTGTTTCGAGTCAAACGTAATAGTGTCAGTCGTGTCGTTCGTGGTGATGGTCATACCGCCTGCTACAGCAAACGTGACGGTATCTGTCTTGGCATCTGCCGAAACTGTGGTTTGGGTGGCTACGGCAAAGTTGCTGAAAGCATTTTGGTTCACCTCGGCCCCAGCTGCAATACCATCTAGCTTGGTTTTATCTGAGGCACTCATAGATCCCGCCGCCGATGTGGTAGCAGCTGTGATGCTTATGGCTGGCGTAGTTCCACCGCTGCTTACGATTGGCGCTGTGCCAGTTACCGAGGCAACTGCCGCTCCTGACGTTACGCTTGTAAGTTTGGTTCGCTCAGCCGAAGTAAGGAAGAGGTTGGTAGTCCCCTGTGTAATGCCGTCGGATGTTCCAGACAGATTTCCTGTAGCCAAAGTACGCCACTCAGATGTGTTTGTTGCGGCTGTATAAACAGGAACTTGTCCGTCGTTGCTTCCCCTAGTGATTGGAAGGTCATAGGTATCCCCCGTGGTGCCTATCCTCACCTGCGGGAATAGCGACTGGCTCGGGCCGATAGTAGCCGCCGTAGATGCGTTGATCGTGAAAACAGCTTTTTGAGTAGTGGAGTCAATCTCCAGCTTGTTCGTCGTGTTTACCTGTATCCCCGTCAACGATGAGGAAGGGTACTTCAGGACGGCCTTGATGGAGTTAATGTTGTTCTCAGCTGCGGTCAGATCTGTGTCGATCGTATCTCCGCTGGAACCCACCCTATAGATATCTGCCGCATCAAGTATCACGCTGCCGGTATTGCCGTTGACGGAATACACCTTGCTTGCGGTAGGAACCCACGTTCTTACAAACAGTCTTCCCGTATTGACATGAGATCGGATAACGATAGCGACGGGGATCTCGGGCACACCCGCTGTAGAGGAGAGGTCACCAGCTGTCCCGGAAGCGTATAAAATCGTCCCGATGGAGTAGGAGTTCGTCGGGATGCCTCTGAGCTCACCAAAAGCCCTAGCATGGCCCGTGCCACCCGCTGAGATGGCTTCTACAGACAATCCTAATAAGTTTTTGGCGTCATCTACGTCAAGATCGAACAATCCCACCGAAATCTTGTCTCCGTGAGCACCAACAGCCTTGAGTAGCTTCCCCTTTGCGATAGCAGAAGCGGCATATACGGGCAAATCAAACGCCTTTGGAGCGCCATTAACCCATTGCAGCGTCGCCTCGTCATAGACCAAAGAATCGTGGTCAAGAGGGTCTACGATGGTAACGTCGGTCAGATCGTTCAAGATGGTGGCCCCACCACCTCCTCCTCCTGCCTCTGCGATCCACTTAGAGGTCGTGGAATCCCACGTGAGCACATCTCCATCGACCTTTCCCGTGGTATTTACGTCGGAAAGGACGTCTATGCTCTGAAGTGCCAGCGATTCGCTGTCTTCTGCATAGCTCATGATGAATACGATATCGGTGTCGGTAGAAGTGACGTAGAGGATGTCTCCAGCCTCGAGAGCGAGCACGTCGTACAGCAACTCTACCGAGGCGTCGCCACTGGCGATGGTTACCCTCCGAATGAGCTTAGAAGTGCCTCCAGACTCGTTAATTCTCAGCGTAGCTGTGCCCGTAGTCTTTCCATCATTGTTGCAGATGATGGATTTTACGAGCGTATTGGAGGCTACGGCAGTAAAAAGAGCCTGCGAGGTGTTCGCAGCGCTATTTGAAAATACTTTGGACTTGTATGCAATAGCCATAGCCTTATTTCTTGCCTATAAAGATAGAGAATAGTTCTAATTTGCCGAGATCGGGCGCCGATATATCATTGAGGTCTACGGGCTCAGTAACGGTGATAAAGTCGGTCTTTGTCTTCACCACATCCAGGTCGATGGCCTCTGTGATGGAGATAAGGTCTACTTTTTGACCCTGAACGAGCACTTTTCCGTTAATAACCTCGCCCCAACCAGGTTCTGAGGGCCCGTCTCCGTTCCCGCCAGCCCCTTTTCTAGCCTTCCCGTTGTCATTCACCTCCAAGATAGCGCCTCTCTCAAAGCCGATGAGCATAGCATCGACAGAGCAGTGGCCCTTGAGCATATCGAACTTTATGGCGAAGGGAAGGTACATTTCCGTCCCAGAAGACAGGGATTGGGTGGTAAAAAGCCTATATGGATGAATCACCGGGACGTTTATAGCCGTTGCAGACATAAACTCACGGGCTTTTTGACGCATTTTAGCGGCCTCAGAGCACACCATATGGTGCAGGTCAACGCTGAAGTCGTCTGTGTCGTATTCAGGCGCCCAGGTGGTGTCTAAAGTGGGCCCATCGACTGTTCCTCCCGAGGTGTTGTAGTTCGCCCACAGAAGCCCCCTTCTCGTGTTGTCTGTAGTATAAGATCGAGCCGAAAGTCTCGTGCTTCCGCCGTCGACGATCTCAGACCCCCCCGTATTAAACGCTATAGTCGTCTTCTCCTGCTCGTCTCCACCCTCGCCAATCCTCGCCACAAAGCCAACAACATCTACAGACTTCGGTCTGTATGGACGATCCGTTCCCAACAGGCCATCAAGGGAGTCTATGTAGGTATTACCCAAAAATGTTGCGTGAACAGGCTGCACCTCCGAAGAGTAGTTGTTGCTTGCGGCAAGTGGTATTTGGTTGGCCCCGTAAACGATAATCCTTCTTCCATAAGCCCTGAACTCAACGAATTCTGTGGATGAGTTAGGAACAGTGAACACGTGATCCATGCTGAAGTTAAACGTGTTGTACTCCTGACCCTTCTTTGGGTCAAGGCTATAACCGTTTTCGTTTGGAACACAGCCAGTCGGCACAGGGAAATAGCCGTTAGGGAACTCTTCCGTCAAAAACAACTCGCATTTACCTATAGAGTCCTCGTCCTGATATCCAGGGTCGTTCACAATACACTCTAAGAAGGCCGTGCTGAATCCAGCTTGGTTCGAAGCAACCCAGTCGAATCCAAACTCCCCAGTAGGCCCGCCGCCAGGATAAGTGGCGTACGTCTTTGGCCTGTAGTCGTAATCTATAGTTATGAGAGGAGGCGCCGGTTCGGTTATGTCCAACGAAAGCTGTTGCCCAGTGCTATACTCATCAATCGTTATGACCCTTCTTCTGAGTCTATATGCGATGCCAGTATCATCCACAAGCTCGATAATCATCCTGCACACCACGGTGTTTCCAACCCTGTACACATCTTGACCTGGCAAGCCGACATCGTCATAAAGCCCCTTATGGCGCATTCCAACCCTCAGCTTGTGCTGAATCCTTATCGTGTTTTCCCCATCTCCAGTGATAGAGATATCTTTTATAGACCCCAAAGAGTCACCCCTCAGAAGGACTTTCTGTATATCGAACTGATATTCGCCCATACCGCCAAGTCTCGAGGTCTCATAATACACAGATGACGGCCCAAAAGTACCTATGTTCGTAAGGTCAGTGCCCATAGGTATAAGGCCTAAAAGCCGCCTTCTCTGCCTGCTGAACTCGCTCGTCTCGACGGATATGATGTCACTTCCGAACTGCTCGTGGGTGATGGAATAGCCCTTTATAGGGTATTGGAACGACTTATTAGCGCCCGAAAGGAACTCCGTTATCTCTAACGGGGCGTCGTAATAACCCTTGTCTGTCGTGGCATCGAAATCCGACTCTTGGCTGCCAGCGAAGTCTCTGTATCTGACCTGAGACTTGTTTGGAATAAAGGCCAGGTATGGCCTGGAGAAGAACGTCACCTTGCCCTCTGCCATACAGCACGAAAGGCCCATACCGACGCAGATATCCTCCAATACCTCGTAACACGATCTGAAGCTGGTGCTGTCATCGACCACCAAAGTCCTATCCCGCTGCAACTCCTGCTTGGGTATGTTGAAGGTAGAACTGGTGATGTACGTATTGTCGAATACGGAGAGGGCGGGGTTCCATGGGTTAGCCGACCCCGTAGAAGGGGTTGGGGTTCCGATCTCTCTGAATGTAACTTGTTCAGGTGAGCTGTACAGCTGCACATGAGGCAGGTTCTTCAATAGGCGGTATATGGTCTTTGCCATAGACACCCTGTCCGTATATGGCTCTCCATTCTCATCTGCGAAGTTGTACAGCGCAAGCGTTCCTATACCGTCAGAGAAGGCCATCTCGATGGATATGGGCTCGTCAGAGATGATTTCAGAGCATTCCTCTGGCACAAGGAGGCCGCACCATATCAAGGCGAAAGCATCGTCCTTATACTCGTAGAAAGCACACGAGACGGGGTTGTCGTATTCCGTCTTCGTGGCGTTAAAGAAGGCGTCCCTTTGGGCATAGCTCATATAGGCAGACACCCTCATAGACGAACCAATCAGCGGCGGCATCAGATCGGAGGACTGATAGTCCAACGAAATGTTCGAAACGTCGAAACTCGTGGGAGTGCCAACCGAAGAGTTGGCGTATAGGTGGTGGATGTCAAGCTTGTACCTTACCCCGGCTTGGCTGACATACTCCGTGCTAAATAGGTGTTTAACCGCCATAAGTTCTGTCGTAGGAGTTCAACGCTCTTTTGTTCGAAAGATAAATAGTATGACCGCTGATCGATCCGTCCACTGTTACAGGTGCCGATTTGTTACCAAAACTACCGAGACCAAATTGACCCATAGCAAAGGAACCAAAACCAGCCTTCTGTATACCTTGAGCCGCCCCAGATAAAACACTAGTTCCTCCAGACAGGATGGCGATAATACCCCACATGACAGCGATGGCTACGAGTTTTGCCAAGATCGCGGTGAGGGCATCAATCATATTGGTCTTGAGCACCTCCGCAAATGTCTTTGATCCCGAGGTCAGATCTCTGAAGATATTGCCAAACGCATTGCCTATATTTTGGACGAAGGAAAGGAATTCTTGTTTTTGAGTTGTTTGCAATTCATTTGACTCCTCCTGCTTCTTTATTAGGGCGTCTAGAGCAATGGCCTGATTGTAATACTCAGTAGCCAAGTCAATGTTGCCAAGCTGAAGCATCGAGTCAGCCAAAGACCTTAATGAATCGGCCTGTTGCTGAGTGTATTCCGCATCAGTAATTCCCCCAAGACCCCTTTGGAAGTTAAGGGAATCAATTGTCTGTATATAAGCTGAATTAGCGTCTTCTATAGCCTTAGATGTTTCCACCATCTTCCTTGCCGTTTCAGCCCTGGAAGTGAACTCAAGGAAGTCTTCTAAAGCCTTTATAGCCACGGGATCGGAAGTCTTTCCAAGCGCAGCAGCAGCAAGGGCAAGCTCTTTCTGTGCCGCAGCAAACGCCTCTAGCTTCGCCACTTCGTCCCCTGTCATGCCAAACTCAGCTTGGGCTCTCTTCCAAGCATCGCTAGCGGTCTTTACAGCCTTTTCCCATTCCGAAATACCCTTCTTGCTGCTATCAAATGAATAGCCAAGGGTTTCAAGTATGCCCTTTAGTTCGTCCTTCTCCTCCGTTAAGACAAGTATGTCAGAATAGATCTTTCCAGCATCACCCCCGCTCTTTGAAGCGGCTTGAAGTTTTTTTATGATAGACTCTAGTTCTCTATATCTAGCTAAAATCTGATCAAAGCTTCTGCCGCCAAGTTTTTGCTCATTTTCTATTTGAGCCCAATACTGCTTTATGGTCTGTACCCTCTTGTCGTACTCCTCTTTCCTTTGTCTTTCTAAATAAAGAAGAGCTATTGTTTCTGAACGCTGACGCTTTAGTATTTCATTCTCTTTTTTAAGGCTTTCTAACCTGCCAGCGCCAAGTGCGTCAACCTTAGTGGCACTAAATCCTTGACTCATCAACCTTTTTTGCTCTGCGTCTATTGCCTTGGTTGAGTTAATTATCTGCTCTTCAAGATCGCTAATCTTTTCTTCTATAAGACCTATATTCTCTCCAGGAACTTTTAACCCACCTAATGACTTCTTAAATTCATCAAATGAATCTGTAGCACTTTTGGTTCCAGTAACAAAAGACGCAATAATTCCAATAGCAAGGCCAATCAGGCCAATCCAACCCATAGCCGCCATCATCGCCCTCATGCTCATAGCGAACCTTGCGTTAGCAACGGTCGCCTGAATCATCAAGATGTTGTACTTGGCAATGATCACAAGCAGTGGGCCTACCACGGCAGCGAGAGCAGCCAATGCCACCATAACAACCTTGATCGGGCCTGGGATAGCCGAGAAGCCGTTAATGAGAAACGTCAAGGCATCAAGTAACAACCTAATGGCTGGTTCTACAGCAGTAGTAAATGAAATCTGCAATTCCTCGAAGGCAGACTGAACTCTCTTGAGCGAGTATTGAAGAGAGTCCTCGATGACGTCAGAGACGTTCTGAAGGTATCCCTCAGAGTTCTCCATGCCCCTAGCAAAGTTATCTATGAAGCCCTGCTGCCCCTGCAAAGCAACACCCATACCTGCCGCCCTGATACCAACCTGCTGCAATACCTCTTGGAAATTGGCTCCACTCTGGTTAAACTCTCTCATAGCCTTGCCAGAGTCATCGCTTGCCGCAGCTACCTCTACCAAAATCCTCCTTAGCTGAGTACCCGCACGAGAGCCCTTATAGCCAGCGTTGGCGAGCACGGCAAGCATACCTACCGTATTCTCAAATGAGAAACCCATTGCATCAGCTTCAGAACCAACATAGTTGAGCGAGCTGGTTAAACCTTCAACGTCAAGTGCAGAACTAGCAACAGCATAAGCAAAGGCATCCGTGGCGTAGGTTACCGCTTCAGTCTTGCTGGCAAACTGATCAAAAGAACTGGGCATCTTGTTCAGAAGCTCAGCTATAGTTGATCCGGCCTGAGCCAGGTCTACGTCGAGGGCCTGAGCAAAACGAACCGTTTGTTCTTGAACCGCCTTGATCTCCCTCTCCCTTAGGCCAAGCTTCACCAATTCGAGCTGGAGGTTAGACACCTCAGCAGCCGTGAAGATTGTGTCCCTACCGAGTTGTCTGGCTGAATTAGATAGCCCCTCTATAATTGTAGAGCTTCCGCTAAGACCCGCGATCTTCGCTTGGATAAAACCAAACTCAGCAGCCGTCTTTGTGGCTGTGGCAGCAAAAGCGCCAATGGGAAGGGTAAGTGCCGCCGAGAGATTCATGCCGATGCTCTGCATCGAACGATTCATCTTCAACAACTCTTTCTCCGCGCCCTGTATCTGACTTTTGAACTTACTTATGTCAAGTATCAGGGCCGCTGTTACGCTTGCTATGGATGCCATTTTTAAGTCTTTGGAAGGTCTGTTTTATATCTTTTTCCGGTCTCTTTACTTCTTTAACGTACGGGTGGAAGTCTTCTGGTTTATATGACCTGCTGCTAGACGATCGGTTCACATTAGCTATCATAGACAATATGGTCGCGGTATGGTTCCAGCTTATGCTGTCCCTGAGCTTCATACCGTTTACCACCGCTGACGCTTCAGCGAAGGTCATATCCCAAAACAAATGAGGCAGGATACCTGCCTCAAGTGCTGAATTATAAATCTGTTTGAGCGACACCGGCGCTTCCGGTTCCGTGTCGCTTAATCCTTTTTTTCTTCCAGCGCAAGGGCATTGCTGATCGCCTGTCCGATTTCTTCGATATCGTTCTCATCTAAAAGCTCGACGACGAATCTCTCTTTGGCAATCTTAAAGTCTTTTCCTTTTCTAATCGCTTCTACTTTGCAAGAGTGATAACAAATCTTGGCGAACGTCGAGATCTGATGATTCTCGATATATTCAGCCAGCTTCTCAACCTTGATGCCCTCGTGCTCTTCCAACATATAGAGCACCGAGTTGGTGAAGGCGGCGTCCAGTTCGACACCGCCGATTTTCACCTTGAATTCTCCTCGGAATTTATTCATTACAGCTTGATAAGATCCCCGTAGCCCTTAACAGAAACAGAGTAGGTTGAGATATCATCCACGGCTGCCGTGATGCTTGCGTTCTCAATCAGACCCTGGCCGATGTAGCCCTCGTTAGCAGCAATCTCGAACTTCAGGATGACGAAGTATTTAGCGTTTGCAGCGTCGATGGCAGTGATAGGGGTTCCTTCGTAAGTGTCGTCGGTCACGTAAACCAAGCCGTCGATAGTAGAAGACCAAGAGCTAGCGCCAGAAGAGATGAACATCGACGAAGTTCCAACTCCCGTACGTGCTGCCACCTCAGAGATGCTGGAAGCAGCTTCGATAGAGGTAGAGGTAGCCGCTCCGACCAGGACGAGGTCTGCCGCTGCGCTGGTGAGGGGAGAGCCAGCTGCCGTCACTTTTCCGACGCCGAGGAAAACACCTGCGGAGGTTTTTACGAGCATATATTCACCAGCTACTGATCCTGTAGGAGCGTTTGTTCCCGTAAGAGTGGTTCCGGTAAGGATTGGAATGGGCTCCGTTTGAGGAGTGTCAAGCACATAAACCCCTACTGCGTTAGAGGCGATAGTCGTGTTAGGCATTTCTAAGGTTTTTAATGGTTTTCTCTACAAATATAGTATATTGAGACATAAATCTGTTGAGGACATTTTGCTGCTGTCCTTTGTATTTGGACTGGAAGGGAAACCTCTTTGATTTCCGCATCTGGCGAGCTGGAGAGGCAAAGAAGTGAACCCTCCATCCTGCCGATTGTTTGTTTCTCCTTGAGTTTACAGGGCGAACCTTCGCGCCTATAATACCCTTTCTGTACGAAACAAACGTCCCGATTCCCATAGCGCGGCTGAGCTTTCCCGTCTTCCTTTGTGCTATCTCGTAGATGGATGAGTTGATCGCCGTCTTCCAAGGTCTCACAGAGTTCGACATAATAGCCCTAACTTCCTTCTGATCGCCTTTGGTAAGCTGAGCGCCCATCTTCCTGAGCTTCTTCATCAGGTCGGATGAGTCGATGATAATTCTATCCGCCATATCAAACCACGGTTAGGCGTAAAACAAATACCCTCGAATCGGTAGCCTCGTTGAAACCCGCCGCGAGAGGATCCTTAAAAGTTGCCCTAAAAGACAACTCGTACTCCCCAGCTTCGGAGATCTTCTTCACGATAAGCTTGTCGCCATAGGCAGTTCCCGCGTCATTAACTACCGACCCCGAGCCCACCTTTGTGATGGAGGTGGAGGTTCTCCTGTACTTCAATGGGCCGTTGGACGTCATATAAAGCTCAGGATACTTCATCGAGAAGGAGTAGTCCTGGTGGTCGTTTAGGCGGGCGTAGTTGTAATTAAGGTGGCTGCTAGACTTCATAGCGGGCTCTATGTCCACCGTGGTATTAGCAAACCTCCACGAGACGTTTCCGATGTCTAAAGTGATTTCCTGATCGTATTCCGTAGTGACATCTCCGTGACGCAACATAAGCCGCACCTTGTAGTGAGGCCCATAATAGAGAATCAGGTTTGTGGAGGGGTCTACCACTAACTCACCCTCGCGTAAGGGTTCGTTTTGGGGTGTGGTGAATTCGAATTCAAATGGGTCATCACCGACCCCAGGCTTTACCTTGTAGAAGGTGACACCACCTACCTGAACCGCCTCGCCCGAAACAACGCCAGATGATATCATAAGGTCGTCCCGGTAGAGCTTAACCGTATTGCAGTATACAGGCACAGAGAAGTCCGCCCCGCCAAACTCGTCGTACGTGAAGGTCGCCGACTGGCTTACCCCAGGAAGCTCGAGCGTGTCAAATATCCTCGCGAAAGAATAGTCAGAATGGTACTTGCCGACCACTTGACTTTCGTCGTCCCTAGACTCACCGCGTATCGTAAGGAACTTCTGACGGCCCACGATATGGATCGAGTAGATGTTAAAGGTCGCCCCCTCCATCTCGAAGATATCGTCGAAGTCGAGGCCAGGAAAGAAGCGCATAGCCAACTCCACCTTGACCTTACCCGTCTTCTGATCGTTGATGAATTCCTCAGAAGCACCAGCCGACGGGGTTCCGATATACTTTACTGTGCAGAAAGCTTTTTTATAGAATGCTATCTGCTTATTTTGAGAGCCATACTCGTCAACTACAATAGAGTTTCTATAAAAGGAAACAGGCACATTCATATGGCCCGCGCCAGTGACTGATGCCATCTTAGTATTTTTTTGCTGATGCTAAAAGCCTGTCTACACCCTCCTTGATCATCGTCGTCACGCCGCCGATATGCTCGGCTTCGCGCTGGTTGTAGTAGTGGCCCACAAGGAGGAGGATCGCCTCCAAAGCCTGGTTCGGGGCCTGCGAAGGAAGAGCACCCCCGCTCATAGTGAACTTGAAGGTCTGGTCGCCAGACATCTCCAGGTCGGAAGGGATTTCGTCGATGTGAATTACGTAGGGGTAAGACACATTTTGGAACGTATACGACGGAATCGACTTGTATGTCCCGTCAGTAGAATAATACTTTGCCTCGAGGATGTTATTGAACATAACCAACCCTCTTAGCTTGATCTCAAACTGCGAAGTTCCAAAAGAAACTACAGTCTCCTCTTGGTTCGACCGGAAGATCATCGAAAGCCTCGACTCAACCATAGAGATGGCCGCCTTCATGTAGTAGGCAATCACATCGGACTCCGTCTCGTCATACAGCCTTAGGTGCTTTCTGACAATGATTTCCGGTATGAATTGGTCTGGGACGACTTGCTGAGATACTATTTCGTATTTCATGGTTTAAATATAAAGAGAAGGGGAAGGATTTCTCCCTCCCCCTCATGGCGTCCTAAAGTATCTTGTCGGGTAAATTAGGCCATCGAGGCAACCCCGTCGAAGCACTCATCCTGCAACGTGGTCACAGACTTGTACACGTTAGCGAGGATCCGAACAACACCCAAGTGAGCGTCGGTGTACGGGTCGATAACGAGGTTCAGACCGCCCCACTCGCCGGTGACGAGCTGCGTGCTGTCGAACATGAAGAACTCGCCTGCGGTAACGCCAGAGTAAACAACGGTGGGGTATCCCAACACGTCCTTACGATCCATCGGGCTACCTGCGAAGAGCAGACCGCTACCCGCATCCAAGCTCAGCGTACGAGCAACGCGGTAAGCGTTCGGAGCGCACAACACCTTCACGTTGGAGAGGTTCACGTCGCGGCCCAACAACTCCTCCTCAAGGATGAGCGGGTTCTTGGTCGTAGCGTTGAACGTTTCGAGCGTTCCGGGAGTGCCTTGGTTCAATGCCGCGCCGCTGGCATTATTACCCTTGATAGCAGCGTAAACGTCGTCAGAGAACTTCTTGTCGACGGCCTTACGGATTTCAGCTGCGATGAACGCACCCATATCGTCTGCGCTCTGAGCCAACAGCTGCTCGGTAGCACGAACGTATGCGCTGTAGCGAGAAGGAGACAGCGTCTTGGCAGTGAACTCGATGTTGTCGCCAGTAGCTGTAACTGCTTCAGCAGGCTTGGTAGCAGCAAGCTTCACGCTAGGCTTAGCAACTTGGAACACCACGTTTCCGCTCAAACCGGAGAGGTTACGCACGCCCAACTGAGTTGCGATATCCTGCGGCATCATGTACGGGATCAAGCCAGCGTCCATCCTGCCGACCGTTCCGCCCCAGGTGTGGTTGGTTCCATCCGCAGTATCAGCAACAGACATGGGATTGCCATGAGTACGCAAAACCATCGACGGGATAGAGATACCGCCAGACACATTGATCTTCGCGCTCGTGAACTCGTTACGAGCTTCGGCGTTCATTTCTGCCTCAAGGCCCGTCAGACGGCCCTCTGCAGCTTCTCTGATAGCCTTACCGAAAGAGAAGCGCTTGGCGACATTCGCCTCAGAGTCGCCCAGGCTCTGGATGTATGCGGGCGTGGTTGGGTTTTCCATTGTGTTATTGGAAGTTTGGGTTTGAATTTCTGGTGAGAAGGGTTGTGGTAGAATACTGTTGTCTACGAGTTTTTGGAATTCCATCATGCGTGAAATGGCTACATCTGTGGTTGGGTAAGCACCTTGGGTGGTTGGAGAGACATCGTAAAGCTTCTTTACTCTTTCGATGATACGCAACGGCTGGCTGCCGCGCTTCTCCCACCGATCCTTCTCAACCGTGAATCCAAACGACGACGTCGACACGTTGCCCGTACGGATATTTTCTGCGAGGTCTTTGGCGTAGGACTGGTTGCCCAGCTTGAAGCGGTACTTCAGGCCCTGGCCGTCGTCCCACAACTCCAAGCCGCGACCTACACGGGCGAGAGGCATATTCCAGTCGTGATTGAAGAGGGCAACGACGTTGCTCATATCGGCTTCGCTGAACGCCCCGCGAGAGATACGCTCTACGAACTGACCTCCGATTTCCGTCTCCTCGTCGTAGCGAGCGGCATAACCTTCAATGGTCACACCATCCTCTTCTTCGGCACGGAACTCACAGGCGATAGATCTTGCCTCGAGGTTGTTGATGGCAGAACGCTCATCGACCATCTCTTCTTCCTCTTCCATAGGCTCGTCCTCCTGCGTGGGCTCTTCAGCCATAACCCCCTCCATCACCTCCTCGACAGCGTCTTCCACTGCCTCGATGATAGCCTCGGTAAGGTCTTCCATGTCGATGGCACGATTCTCTTCCATCTCCTCAACTTTAGAGCGGCTCCAAGTCAAAGCGGGTTTGCCGCCCCACATAAGGTAGCTGATCGTCCCGCAAGCGGTGGGATCGTCCTCGTTGTAGTATGTTTCTGCTCTCGAGAGGTAGGAGTACATACGTACAACCCGATCCTCCGAAAGAGACTCGCCAGAGGAAAGGATTCTTGCCGTCTCCTTGCCTACGGCGGTAGCGCACTTGCCTCCATTCTCCTCGTTAAGCTCCAGGCCCCTCTTGGCATTTGAGGTCATAACCTCGGGGTAATCTGAATATGGCATTACGAAAGGTTTTTCCAGGTGGTGGTAGCAGCCAGTGCCCCTGCAACGGTAGAAGCGTGGTAGGCAACAGCATATTGGTAAACAGCCTTTCCGATGCGGAAGGAAGCTTTCCCTGTATTGGCGTTAGTTCTTGCCGTGGTGTCCGCGTGACCAGCCGCCATAGCTACAGAGATATTAGGGCGATTCGGCCCCACGTAGCCCAAGCTGTCGATGAAATGATCGAGAACAACTTTTGCCTGAGCAGCGGTGGGCGCCGTAGATCCCTCGTGGTAGAACCAGTAGTCGTGGGATACAGGAGAGCCCGCAGTGCCTGCGGCAGCCGTAGAATGCTTAGTTCTTACGTTTCTGAATTTATACAGGAAGATTGCCATTGTTTATATTTTTAGTTACTTTGTCCGCGTAGTTGTCCATAGAAGCCAGAGGGATCTGGTTAAGCTGGATATGGTGATTGTCTCCGCCGTCGACAGGAGAGAGACCTTCACGTGACCTGACCTCGTTTATAGACAATACACCGTCGGAAAGAAGTGAATGGTAGTATGTCGCTCGAGCGGATGAGTCGGCACGCAGAAGGCTGTCTACGTCGAAACGGCACGAGAGTGAATCGTCGAAACCTAAAAGCTTCCTTTCGAACTCAAGCTCGATACGCTTGATCCAAGGGAGGATGCAGCCCTGATAGAACTGAAGCACCTGCTGCTCGTAGTTGCTGTACGCCGTGTTGCCCTCCATACCAATCATGGCAGGCGGAACCTGGTACATCTGACAAATCTCCTGAGCACTGTACTTCTTGATGTCGATAAACTGAACCTGGTCGAGAGGCAGCGTCATCGACTGGAACTGGAAGCCACCGCCGATGATAGCGATCTTGTGGGCGTTCTCCGTGCCAGCGTACTCCTCCTTCCAACGGTCAGACATCTCCTTGGCGTACTCCGGCTTGATCTGCTCCTTCGTGCTCAAGATGCCACCCAGCATACCCCCGTTCTCAAAGAACTTGTGCCCGTAATTCTGGATGGACTTCGCGGTTTGGATATTTTGAATCTGAACATTGATAGGCGACTCCGAACGGAACGCCTTGATCTCAATGACATTTTCTTGCGGGATAGCACTCGGGGCGCCAGTATACTTGTATATCTTCTCGCCGGTTCTTTCGTTGATCACGAAAGTCATCTCCGAAGAGGGGATCCAGAAGATCTCCCCGCCCGTGATGACAGCATAGCCCGTGCCGTAGATGAGGGCGTCGCTGATGATCATCTGCTTGAACTCGTAAGCTCCCATAAGGCTGTTCGGCTGTACCCGAAGCAGCTTGGTATATGGGCTGTTTGCAAGTGGAGTTCTCGATCCGTCAGGGGAGAGCTGCTCAACCATGCAATCCATAGACGCAATCGTGTCGGCTATCTTGCTAATGCAAGCATAAACAGCCGTAATTTGAAGCGAGCTGATGGATTGGTACGTGTTTACATTCTTCGCGCGGAAAGGTGCGTACGAAGGGTAGTAAGCAGTAGGCACATAGGCCCTCTCTTCAGCCTTGTAGCCTAAAATCGATCTAATGACTTTTTTCAGTCCAGATGGGCCTGCCATATTGCAAATATAATAACGTCAAACTACAGTGAAGAAGGGTTCGAACGCACTGTCATCTTCCTCAGTATAAGACAACATCTCTCCTATACTCATAACAGCAGCCACAACCCCGTCAATTTTATCGCCACTTTTCTCCTTGTCTGGCTTTATATTTCCAGAAGGATCCATCCTGAGCTTTACATTGCTCATCATCCACCGAAGCACCTCGTCGCCCCCGTGCTGTAGCTTCCCGTCCCTCGCCAGCTTCTCTAACGTCTTAGAAGGGAACGAGAGAGAAGCGTATCCTTGTCCATAAGGGGAGCAAACCACCCCGTCTCCCTCCAGGTCGCGAATCAAACTCAAGCTGTTCCATCGGTCGTAGGCTACAGACTTCAGGTTGAACTTGTTGGAGATGTTGTCGTCGTCGTAGTGCGTCACCCCGTCCATAACGTAGTAGCCGCTGATCTTTCTGCGAATCACGTTATAGTCGATGCTGTTCGTGTCGATCACGTAGACGTTGTCGTACTCGCCAATCCTCGAGTAAATCGAAGTCTCGTCCTTCTTTAGGCGCCTCTCGACAGCAGAACGGCACACGAAATACTGCATATATATCGAAATCCTCGAGTTGACATCGCCTATAGCAACGGCAATGGCCGTGATGTCGTCCGTCTCCGAAAGGTCGAGGCCGATATACGCCTCCTGCTTGTTCGGGGTGGGTAGCGGCTCCACGTTGTCCTCAGACATCCACACCTCCTCCTCAACCCACACCGTGTCAGAACCTACGAATAAGTTGCAGTGCTTCACCATAAACTCGGTAATATGCCTGCCGGAGTAGATCTTGGCGTTCTCGTACTTGTCTTTTAACCATTCTTCACTTATCGAAACTCCTAAGTTGGGATTGGCCTTGATCCAGCACTCGCTGTCACTCCACTGGTCGTCCTCGTCCAACTCGTAGATCATAAACAACAGAGAGTCGTTCACCACGTTCCCGTCCAGCACAGCCTTGCCTCCCTTCACAAATTCCGTGGCAAGGCCGTCCAGAACAAATCCAGCCGTAGAAATCGCCAACATAAGCGGATTTTTGCGGCTTCCCATAGAAGAGGAGAGGACTCTGTACAGGTCGCCGTTCTTCATGGCGTGCATCTCATCTACGCAGCCCACGTTCAAGCTCAACCCGTCGAGCGTATTCGCGTCAGAAGAGAGGGGCTTAATTATACCCTCGCGCGGAGAGAGGATCTCGTTCCTGTTTACCGAAAAACGCTTGTTCAAAGGGGCCGAAGCCTTGACTATACGGCGTATCTCGTCGAAAACCTCCTTCGCCTGGTCTCTTTTGGTGGCCGCAGTGACGAACTGGGGAGCCCCGTCGTCATCGAGCACAGCCATAGCCAGGATGATCGCCGCCGCCAGCTGCGACTTGCCGTTCTTCCTCCCGACGAACAGATGGGCCGTAGTGAACCTCCTCTTCGAGAGGTCGCCCTTGCGCTTCCACCCGAACAGCTGACCCACGAAAAAGACCTGCCACGGCGAAAGGATGAACGGTTTGCCGTGTTCACCCCTCGTATGGATGCATACCTTCTCTATAAAGGTGATGTACCGCGCCGCCGACTCTACGTCGAACTCAAATTGATCAGAGGAGATATCATCAACGAATCGCTGGCAAGCCAACTTCGTATACTTCCCTGCAACTATTTTACCATCTAGGACGTCTTCGACATAGTCGTACATCCTATTCACCACGGTGAGGTCAAGTGAGCTCATCGATGGCGTCTCCCTCCGCCGATTTAGCAGCAGCATTCGCCGCATTTACCGAAGCGCCGAGGATCCTCGCCCGGTCGAGCGGAGACAGACCGAGCTTCGCGCTCAGCTTCTGAACCTCGCCCTGAACCTTTGAAAGAGCCATCATCTTTCCGCTTACGTTAGATGTGCCGTTCTCGTAATACTGGATGATATCGCTTACATCTTGTATTTCTCGCGAGATCATAACGAACATAGACAGGTTTTTCGCCAACATCGTGATAGTAACCACGTCGATGGATTCTAAAAGGCCGCTCGCCGCCAGATGATCGATCACCAGCTTGAACATCCTCTCACCGTCCTTGTCGAGCACCACGATAGGCATCATATCCTTAGAAGGCTCGACCACCTTCTTCATCACCTCTTTTGCCCCCTCAGCGGCGGCAACCCTCATATCCTGAAGGATTTTGTGCTTGTTATTGCTCACGATACGAACCTTACCGATACTGATGTCTTATAGAAGTCGTTGTCTGGCACATCTTGGTAAAGGTCAGAGAAGGTAAGGGTGTACTTCTTTTCGTCGTAAGTATAGATCATATTCGATGGCAGGGCATCGACAATAGACTGCGCCAGCTCACAGCTGCCTGCGATGGTTTCGTCGTAGCAATTGAACGAAAGCTCAACGGAATCGACGCCACGGGCAGGTCGGTTGTATCCCTCAACGGAAATACATACCTGATATTGCTTGAAGGCCTGAGTCCTGTTCCCAAGGACGATGTTGCCGTTATTCGTTCTGCTGATCGAAGTCATGCAGTCCTCGGCGAACTGTCTTCCCGCTTTAAGGGTTTCCCAAATGGTTGCCATCTAAGTAGTTTTTGATTGTTTCTACCGTTTCCTTATATCCTCTGGTGATCTTCGCGCAGTAGCCTCTCTCATTCAGATCGGCAATCCACTTCTTCTGCTCATCCGAAGGTCGGCCCTTCTCCGTCTTCACCTCCAAAGCCAATCCGTGATATTGACCTCGCGGCTCGAAGATAAGAAGATCAGGCGTCCCTTTGCTATAGCCAGCTGCACGCATCTTCATCGCCGTGTGCGCCGCTAAGCGAACACCTCCTACGGTGGCCGTAAAGAGTGGGTGTGATGGGTGAGACTTGAGATAGTTCACGATCTGCACCTGCATTTCGTGTTCGGGCTGGCCGTTCTTCCTCGTAGGAATGTTCTTATTTAGATAGTAGGTCATTTCTGCTTCTTAGGTATTTCACCCAATCCTCAAATGTATAAAATACAATACCTCTTGCATCGAGTGCTGCTCTACGAGCGTTGCATGAAACGCAAGAGCCTACTATATTGTCTTGATCAAGGGGGTGGATATCTGTGAGTCGATGGAGAGGGATGACGTGGTCGGCCTGCGTTGCCACCGTTAGCTTGCCCAGGTTGATGCACCACTTACATATAGCGTCCCTGTTGAGCACCGCCTTAGACGTAGCCCTCCATTCGGGCGTCTGGTAGAACGAGCTGTCGTGCGAGTTCTGAGCGAAGGGCTTGACTCTCTCTCCCGTAGTCATATTCCAAACTGCCCTCGCCTTCTTCTTCGCCATCCACGGTTTGGGTCTTTGTTTCCTTCGAATATCCATACAGCAAATATCGCCTCCCATCGGCGTTTGGTGTGTGTGGGTGACTACAGGGTGACATAGCTTTTGGATTAACTCTCGAAAGATCAGCCCATTAGACCCATTTGGGTGACATAGAGCGGAAAATCGGCCAAAACTTTCTTCTTTTACAGGAGAGATGAATATATTTTTTTTAAGTAAAACATCTACACTATGTCACCCTACGTGGTTCTACGCACTGAAGATCAGCAAGTTGTTTGGGTGAGATAGCTTTCCCAAAAGTCACCCTATGTCACCCTAGAGGGGTCTATGTCACCCAAATCGTGCCTAAAGGCCCTGGTGCTATAAGGGCAACCAGCGCCCATGTCACCCAAACGAGGGCAAAAAGCGCCCAAAAAGTCACCCAATGTCACCCTCGGGCGGCGCCAACTACCCCCGCCCCTTGGTGATCCGCGAATTTTCTCGAT